TACTTCTATTTAGTCATTCGAGCTTTAACAACTTCTATATTAATTTCAAATTAAAACAACAAATTCAAGGTCAGTTCGGAAACTATATATCACCAGAGTATGTTGATATGATTGTCAAAGATCCAAGTCTAATGAAACTCGGTGGTGAAAGAAAAGAGATGAGTTTTATGTTCGCTGATATTGTAGGATTTACACCGATCTCAGAGAGTTATATGGAGAAAGATGATCCAGAAGGATTAGTAGAATTGATCAATGAGTTCTTAGATAAAATGACAAAGATTGTATTGAAGAATGGTGGTACTATTGATAAGTACATGGGTGATTGTATCATGGCTTTCTGGAACGCTCCAATTCCATGTGAAAATCACGCTGAGATGGCTGTTAAAACATCAATAGAAATAGAACTTCTAGGTGATGAACTAGAAGAAAAGATGAAAGACATGGGATTACCAAGAGTCAAGTTTGGTACAGGTGTAAACACAGGTGTCTGTATCGTAGGTAATATGGGTTCAGAAAGTAGAATGGACTATAGTGTTGTCGGTGATGCTGTTAACTTAGGTGCTAGATTAGAAGCTCAAACAAGACAAGAAGATACACCGATCATTGTATCTGAATTTACATACAACGAATGTCCTGATATATCATTCTCAGCTTTGGGTGAAGTTAAAGTAAAAGGTAAAGAACAACCTGTCAAAATGTACGCGCCTTTAATTGAAGGTGAAGTTCGTAAGTTATATAAAGACTAAGTAACAGTCTTCCAAATTTTCTGTAATCTTCCTGCTTTCATCATCTTATGAAAGTTTTTATAGTATTTTCTTAAATATTTCATATAGTTATTTATGTCACATAACTGTCACATTTGACACCACGGGTACACTTTTTGTATAATATACATAATGAAGTTGAATCTTGATAAGTGGTTGGTTGGTTGAAGATGATAAACGGACATGGAAATGCTGGACCGCGGTCTGGTTGGGAAGTGATGAACACAACTTCGCGAGGAGGCCTTACCTCATTAAAAAAGCTGAGAGATGAAATTGGGTGTAAAAACCCATGAATATAGTTGATACCGCGGGTACATTTTTGTTATACTATGTACATAATGAAAAATAAGGAAAATAAATGAGTTGTCAACATAACGAGATATTACAAGAAAACATCTTAATGAGTGTCTTACATATGGATAAAGTTCAAATTGAAGATGAATTAGGACTACCTGTTTCAGAGATGAATACTATGGACTATGATACATTAGTCGATAAATTAGTTGAAAAGAGATTCGAAGAAGACCCAAGACAAGCATGAACAGAGCTGAGTTTATAGAAAAAGAAAATGATCTATTACAATGGATTAAAACTAATCAGAATCTCAATGGTTTTGTAGGTGATATCTATGATCAAATTTGTAAGAACAAACCTCTTTCACCTAGACAAATTGAAGGTGTTAGACGAACAATGGTGTATACAAAAAAGAAAGCGAAACAAGATAAGTTAAGAGAAAGTAATAAAAACATACTTCCAGGTGGAGTTTATGTTGGTACAGAAAAGAAACGATATGATATGACTCTTAAGTATATGAGTAACTATGAAACAAGACGAGGGTTTACAGTTCATAATTTTATGAATAAAGAAGGTGCTCAGTTAATGTGTTTCGCTGATATTACACAAATAAGAGTAGATCATGACTTTACTAAAGGTCCTGATGGAGCTCCACATATATTAAGTGAAGGTGATGTTTTCACTTGTAGGGCTACAGTTAATCGTCATTCAATCAATGACTTTGATCCAAACAACAAATTCAAACAAACAGTTTTAAATCGAATCAAGTACAAAAAGTATATTGGTAATAAACAACATTTAGAAGAAGGAAATTTATGAGTGCTATACCTATTAGGTTAGAACCTAAATCTTTAACCAAGAGAATCTTTTTTCTTAGACAAGCTATGAATAGAGCTCAAGACCCAGAGATGAAAAAACTTTGGGAGTCTAAAAAAGATGAACTAATGGTTAAGTATATGAAAAACAGTTAATAAAACTGTTATAAATATAATTAGAGAAAGAGACTTTAGTGTCATTAATTTAGCGATTAGTACGAGCTTTGATAAGTCTCTTGATCTACAATGGAATCGCCGATTATCGGGATTCTTATTTTAACCTTGCTTAACAAAGGAGGTCACAATGACTATTAATGAGCAAATCTGGAGAGATTTATCTCCATTCACAGTCGGCTTTGATAATGTATTCAATTCATTAGACAGAGTTCGATCAATCCCACAATCTAATTATCCACCTTACAATATTCGTAAAGGTAAAGTAGAAGATACTTTTCTTATCGAATTAGCTGTAGCTGGTTTTAGTGAAGATGATTTAACTATTTCAGTTAAAGAAAATAATCTTACTATTACAGGTGACATAGGTGATAAAGATAATGGATTTATACATCAAGGAATCTCACAACGAAAATTCAACAGGAACTTTGTTCTAGCAGAAGATGTAGTTGTCAAAGGTTCGGATCTTTCAAATGGTATTCTAACGATTTATGCTGAAAGAGTAGTTCCAGAAGAAAAGAAAGCTAGAACTATTGAAATTGGTGAACTAAAGAAAACAGAAAAGAAACAATTCTTATCTGAATAAATAGTATTTGTGTTGAGGTGTCGAAAAACTTGACACCTCAGCTTTTGCTGTTATAATAGATAGTATGTTTAGAAAAATAAACAATTTAATAATCAATTAGGAGAAATATAATGGGAATTTGGAATAGATTCGTAAACTTCATGGTTGGTGAACCTTCTGGTGAAAGAGCTAGAGATAGTAAAGGTAAGTTTGTCGCTGATGATAAATCTACACCTAGTACTAACGAAGCTTACAAAGATGGAAGAACACCTACTAAGAAAGTGAGAAAGACAGCTGTTAAGAAAACACCAGCTAAGAGAGGTCGTGGAAGACCTAAAGGCTCTAAAAATAAACCAAAATGAAGTCGATAGGACTTATACAAGTCGTAGCTTCTTTGTTCGGACTATTTGTAGTAACAAGTCTTTTAGTAGGATATGATATGTCTTATATATTTGATACTTTAAATACAACAACAGGATTTTTCGGGTTGTTAGTATTTGTAGCTTTACTTGGTTATGCCGAAAATAGATAAAGAACTAAATACTCATTATCCGTTATTCGATAGTGGTCTCTATACAGAGGTTGTACATCAAAACGGAGAAAGAGCAATTAAGATTCTTACTGGTAATTATAAAGATGTAATTTATCAATATGGTAAAATAAATCTAATACCTAGAGAAGAATCAGAAGAACCTACTGTAGATTTTGAAAGAGCAGTGAGGTCTTGTCCAGAAGAAATGAAAGATTCAATTTCTGAGGATGAAACATTTAATCAACTTATGGGAAATATTCTCATAGAATTACTAGCCAATCAAGGGTTAGAGGAATTAAAAAATGGAATATAGTAACGAGTTTATGGTTCGATTGAAAGACGAAGTGTCAGCTGATGAAGGAGTTGTACTTGAAGTATACTTAGATCATCTAGGTTATCCAACAGTCGGTGTCGGACATTTAATCTTAGAAAGTGATCCTGAGTACGGAGAAGGTACAGGGTTTAAAATCACTCAAACAAGATGTGATGAATTATTTTATCAAGATATTAGAAATGTTTTAAATGATTGTGAAGGTCATTTATCAGAATGGGCTACATATCCAGAAGAAGTAAAACTGATCGTCGCTAACATGGCTTTTAATCTAGGTATTACTAGACTTAAAAAGTTCAAGATGATGTTCTCAGCACTCAATGAAGGTAATTGGGTAGAAGCATCAGTACAAGGATTGGATTCTAAGTGGGCGAAACAAGTCTACAATAGAGCCCATAGATTAATGGATAGACTCAGGTCTATCTAACATTAAGGATATATTATGAATATAGATAAACAATTAAGAGAAGCTCTTATATTAAGATATCAAGGTGAAGTAGCATCAGCGAAAGCTAATATTACTATCTACATGAATAACTCAGTAGGAATCGGAGAACATTCTGATCTTGTTGGAGCTATTGATGAACAACTTGACAAACTAACTACAGCAGAAGAAAAACTTCAAGCTGTTGAGAAACACTTTGTACCACAAAAAGTAGTTTGACAAGAATAAACATATTACCTGTAGAAGAACTAACAGATCAACATTTAATGGCAGAGTATCGAGAGATATTCATGATCGGTTCAGCTCTTCAAAAATCACTATCATCGCACAAGTGGGATAAGAAAAGAATACCTAAAGAACTAACTTTGGGTACAGGTCATGTTATGTTCTTCTATGACAAAGGTAAATATCTTTATAATAGATACGAACAAATAAAAGAAGAACTAACTAAAAGAAACTTTAAATTAGATAAGACACGCTTATTTAAAGTGACACAATTTCCAACAGAGTATTATAATGATTGGAAACCTAGCGATAGAGATTACGCTATACTCAGAAAAAGAATCGAAGAAAGAATAAAACAAAAACCTGAATGGTATAGACATAATGGCAAAACGCTGTTATAATAAATTATATGCATTATTACACTAACATCAAAAGATACAAAGACTTAATACTCGCGAGAGGTGTTAAGAACGGAGAGAAGTATATCAAAAGAATGAAATACGAACCGACTTTGTATATCCCTACAAACAAAGAAACACCTCATAAATCAATAGCAGGTGAGTATCTACAATCGAAGAAGTTTAGTTCTCCGAGTCAAGCAAGACATTGGAAGAAACAATATGACAATACAGGTATAGATATTCATGGTCTTGAACAATGGGAGTATACTTATATCGCTGAGACATATCCTTCTGATATAGATTTCGACATTAAGAACATTAACATACTCAACATTGATATTGAGTGTGAATGTGAAAATGGATTTCCGGAACCGACAGAAGCAGAAGAAAAAGTCAACGCGATTACTATGAAACTTTTCGGACATAAAGAAACTCATGTAATCGGTACTGATAATTTTGATTACAAGAATGATGATCCGAATGTGATTTATCATAAGACAAGACATGAAAAAGAATTACTCTTAGAGTTCATGAGAATATGGGACGAACTAGAACCTGACATCATTACAGGTTGGAATGTAGAGACTTTCGATATCGCGTATCTTGTTAATCGTATCTGGAAACTATTTGATTGGGATACAGTTCGTAAGTTATCACCTCATGAATTGATTACATCAAGAGAATGGTTGTACATGGGTCAAAAGAAAATGATCTCATACAACATAGCAGGGATTGCGATTCTTGACTATCTTGAAATGTACAAGAAGTTTACATACATTACTAGAGAAACATATCGTTTAGATCACATAGCAGAAGTTGAATTGGGTAAGAAGAAAATTGATTACTCAGAGTTCGGAGCGATGCATCTATTCTACAGAAATGATTATCAAAAGTTCTTAGATTATAATATCAGAGATACAGAACTTGTTGAACAACTAGACGATAAACTACAACTCATGGAGTTGGTTATCACTATGGCATATCAAGCGAAGTGTAATTTCGAAGATGTATTCGGATCAGTTCGATATTGGGATTTAATTATCTATAACTTCTTAAAGAAACGAGGTATGGTTCCGCCACCGAAGAAGTTAGCTCAAGACTCACGAATCATCGGAGCGTATGTAAAAGAACCTCAAGTCGGACAACACAAATGGGTAATGTCTTTTGACTTGAACAGTCTGTATCCTCATTTGATTATGCAATACAATATGAGTCCAGATACTTATCAAAAGAAAATATTCAATCAAGAGATCAATGTAAAGAAACTATTAGAAGGTGAAGTTGATCTAAGTATGTTGACTGAAACAACAGTCACACCGAATGGTGCTTTGTTCAGAACTGATAAACAAGGTTTTCTACCTGAGTTGTTAGAAGAAATGTATGATCAAAGAGTCTTATTCAAAAGAAAGATGATTGATAAACAGATAGAACTAGAAACAATCGACAAGAATGATCTAACAAAAAGAAAAAGATGTGAATATGATATCGTCAAGTATAACAATAATCAGATGGTTAGAAAGATTTCACTTAACAGTTGTTATGGTGCTCTAGGTAATCAATATTTCAGATACTTCAATAGAGAGATAGCAGAAGGTATCACAACATCAGGTCAGTTGAGTATCAAATGGGTAGAAAGAGCTGTTAACAAGTTTCTTAATAACTTACTTGAGACTGATAAAGATTATGTTGTCGCGATTGATACAGATTCAATCTATGTAACATTTGAAGATTTAGTTGATAGAGTCAATCCGAAGAATCCTGTAGAATTTCTTGACACTATCGCGAAAGAAAAAATAGAACCTATGATTAATTCTAATTATGAAGAACTAGCTTCTTATACAAACGCGTATCAGAATAAAATGGAAATGGGTAGAGAAGTCATAGCAGACAAAGGTATCTGGACAGCAAAGAAAAGATATATTCTCAATGTACATGATTCAGAAGGTGTAAGATTCAAAACACCGAAACTAAAAATGATGGGTATCGAGACAGCGAAGTCTTCAACACCGATGTGGTGTAGAAAGAAACTAGAAGAAGGTATTCGAACATTGATGAACGGTACAGAAAATGATGTATGGGATTTCATTACTAATTCAAGAAATGAATTCAACAAATTACCGATAGAAGAAATATCTTTTCCTCGTGGTGTTCAAAATGTCAAGAAATACTACAACGCGGCTTCTATCTATAACAAGGGTACACCGATTCATGTAAGAGGATCACTACTTTACAATAACTTTTTATATAAATATAATATAGACAAGAAATATCCTGTGATACAGAATGGTGAGAAAGTTAAGTTTTGTTATATGAAACTACCAAATATAATGAATGAGAATGTTATTTCATTTGTTTCGGCGTTACCTAAAGAGTTCGAACTAGAACCGTATATTGATTACGATACACAATTTCAAAAATCTTTTGTCGAACCTCTAGGTGTAATATTAGACAAGATCGGGTGGACAACAGAACCTGTCAGTACACTTGATTCATTTTTTGGGTAGGAGTATGAAAAACTTGACAGATACAAGTTCGGTAGTATAATAGATATATGACTGAAATTCAATTAATCTTTTTGTCTTTTCATTTTGTGACATGGTTCATGTTGGGTCTTGTTTATATGGAAATACAATCTTGGAAAAAAGAAATTAGACAACACATAGACTATGATAATAGTTTGAAAGCTATGAGAAGAAAAGAAAGAAACAGTTAAATTATGGAGATAAATTATGAGTTATTTGAAAAACTTAGTAAAAACAACAGGTAATGAGTTCGCTTCTATTGTAGAAGACGGAGTACAAGCAGCAGATGTCAGTGGATACATTGACACAGGTTCGTATATCTTTAACGCTCTCTTATCTGGTTCAATATATGATGGGTTACCTAGTAATAAGATCACTGCACTAGCAGGTGAATCAGCTACAGGTAAAACATTCTTTGCACTTGGAATGTGTAAAAGATTCTTAGATGATAATCCGGATTCGGCAGTTATCTATTTTGAATCTGAAAGTGCAATCACAAAAGACATGATCGAGGAAAGAGGAATTGATTCTTCAAGAATCGTGATTGTACCTGTAACAACAATTCAAGAGTTCAGAACTCAATCAATCAAAGTACTTGATCAATATATGAAAGACAAGACAGACATGAAGATGTGTTTTGTACTTGATTCACTTGGTATGTTATCAACAACTAAAGAGATCGAAGATACAGCATCAGGTTCTGAAACAAAAGATATGACACGAGCACAGTTAGTCAAAGGTGCTTTTAGAGTATTGACTCTTAAATTAGGTAAAGCAGGTGTTCCATTAATCGTAACGAATCATACTTATGATGAAATGGGAT